GAGGAAGTGGAAAGTGACGAGTTGGAATGGACCCCCGTTGTACAGCCATTCATCAAGTGAAGCAGCTTCCCAAATTGGGTAGAAGTGTAGTCCGATGGCATTGCTGCTCGGAACGACGGCTCCTGAAATAATGTTGTTTCCATACAACAAGGAGCCTGCGACAGGTTCACGGATTCCATCAATGTCAACAGGTGGTGCAGCCACAAAGGCTACAATAAAACAAATTGCGGCGGTAAGTAGAGTTGGAATCATAAGAACTCCAAACCACCCCACATAAAGACGGTTATTAGTAGAGGTTACCCAGGAACAAAACTGCTCCCAGGTACTCTCCTTTTTAAGTGCAATTGTTGCAGTCATGTTTAATAATTAAAAGTACAAGTTGCCAACCCACCCACCGCACGGTAGGTTAGAAGCTGTACTTTACACCTGCCTTAGTACCGTAGCTATTGACGGAATCAAAGGCAGCAGAAATTTCACCATAAACAGAAAGGTTCTCGCTAGCAGCAACGGAGCCGCCGACTTTGCCGGTCAGAATGGTTTCAGCTGCGCCACCATCAGGGGACACAACAGTAGGGCCAGCCTGCATGGACCAGCTAGCAACACCAGCACTGCCATCAACACCAACGTGGAAGTCGGTAGACGTGCCGGAATAATCCGAGCCACTGAAAGAGCTGTTAGCTTCGACGTTAACGAAGGGACCAGCCAGAGCAGGGGCAGAGGCGATCAGGGTTGCAGGGAGGATAGCAAGGAATTTCATTGTTAAGCTTTTTTGATTTTGAGATTACGTTTAGAAGTTTTAGCGGAGCGTCGGAAGTTAGCAGCCGTGGGTGCTCCAGGATCCCCAGGGCTTCTCATTTTTTCTTTACTGCCAGCAGCGATACGCGCACGCTTGGCGTGAATGTTTGCATAGAGACCAGGCTTAGCCATTATTTTTTGCCTCCTTTTTTGGTGCCCTTCGGGGGACGACCTTTTTTAGTACCGTATGTTCCGGGACCGTATGGCATTAGAAATCAATGTCTGAGTTTTCAAGCTTGCGCATAATGTCTGCGCGGTAAGCAGGATCACGGTCATACCGAGGATCTTGCATGGCAGCTACCACTTCAGCTTGACTGCGGAACCCATCAACGGGAGCAGCAGCTTTGCCTTGAAGCAGTTGACCTTCGCTGCCAACAGCATCTACATAACGATAATAAAGAGCTTGCAGTGCAAGGTTGATAGCACCGACGTTACCCGATTCGACCACACCATCAAAGGCAGCAATCTCATCAGCGTCGAAGTTCTCAGCTGCCCATTCAGTCAAGGCAGCATAGTTATCGGCACCACCCACACTTTGTTGGATGGAACTAACGTCAGCATCGCTCAGTTCTACACCAGCAGGCGCTTGACCTAGTCTTTCATTCATCTGAAAGTATGCATCTACGAGGTCTTCAGAAGACATGCCTTTCAAAGCTTCAATCGATTCTTCTGACAAACCACCGTTGAGATCATACTCTTCATTTAGAGCTTGAAAGAACTCAACAGCTTCGTTACCAGTTTCTTCTCTTTCGTCTTCTTCATAGTCTTCAGCAATACCTTCTTCCTCTTCACCCCCGTCACGATTGCCAAGGGTTTTTTGGAGTTCAATGTATGCTTTTTCTAGTTCTTCTGCGTTCCTGTATTTACCAGCCAGTAGATCACTGTGTGCATCTTCTAGTTCTTGACCTACAGCCAAGGATTCAGCATCACGTGCTTCGGCTTCTGCAATTGCGGTGGGATCGTTACTAGGATCGTATGTAAGAATTTCAGCCATTATTGTGGTGGTTGTTGATTGTCAATAGGTGGAACAAGTTCTTCACCCATTGCGTTGTTGATTACTTCAGGAGCGTTGGGATTCTTAGTCGGGTCAACGATGGGAGACTTGAGCATCTGTCCCATCTGTTGCGTCATGGCAAGGTCATGCTGCTCAGCGGCAGCAGCGTCTTGCTCTTCTTGACGTTGCTCCATACCCTTGATAAGGTTAAGAACATCAATACCTTGTGCAGCTGCCAAACGTTTGATAGCTTCTTCAGCGTTGATGTACTGCATCATTGCCTCAGGACCAATGGTTTGAGCAATGGTCATGATGAATGAAGTCAAAGACTCACGGTCTTGGCCGCGGCCTAGTGCGTTAATACCTGCAACAATCGTAGGATTAACAAGGTTCTTGGGGATCTTAGGTACTTCACCAGTACGTTGTAGAACCATAAGTTTACGGTTCAGGTACGGCACAAGGAACTCTACAGTCAGCAGACTGAAAAGACCACCAAGCTGTTGTTCAAGTTCCAGTTGTGTCAGGCGTACTTCTTCTGCAGTCGTACGTTCAGATTGTCGAACGTTAAGCTGCATGAAGCCTTCAGCGATACGACGCTCAAGGATCTGCATCTGTTGAGCAGCGGTTGCAAAGTCAGTCGTCTTACCGACTTGAATGACACCAACGTCATCAGGTCTGCCTTGTACGATAGCTCCGTTACCAGCCTGTGCAATAGTTTGCGGCTTGGTAGTAGACGAAGGACTGACAAGAAAGACAACTTTTGCAGCAGCTGCCGAGCCTTCAGTCAAAGCTTGACTCAGTGCTTCAAGAGAACGCAAGTCACCAAGGAACTCTTCGACACGACCACGACCATAGTTCTCACCATCAACAGAATTGAAACGGAGAACCAACCAAGGGTTGGCGTCGATTGGTGCCTTGCCCTGAGTACCAGGGATGATGTTGTCGAACACCTCTTGGTGCCAGACCATGCGATTGTTGTCGCGTCGGACGTGAGTAAATACCTCAACGTCTTCTGCGTTAATTGGTCCAGTCTCTTGTGAGACGTGGTTAAGTTTAGACCCCAGCTGCTGCATCATGGCAGGGGGCAACAGTTTTTTGTTGATCAGTTCTTTAGTAACGATTTCAATAACGTTACCGTTTCCGTCACGATCTACAACAAAACGGTTCAGTGGGTAATGCTTGATACCTTCCTTTGACATGTAAAGCAAAGCATTGCCACCGACAACCAGGTGTTTGATTGCCTGATGTACGGTGACACGATCGCTGGATGCAGCAATGGATTCCATTACCATCCGTTCGATCTTTGCAAAGCTTAAATCAAGTTCCGATTTGATTTCTTGAGGAAGCTCGGTGCCGAGTTTGTCGTCACGAAGTTGTAGTTTAAAAAACGTGGTCTGTGGAGGAAGCAGAGCCAGCATCAGCTTTGAGCTGAGCGTGGTCACCGCTTTGGATCCTACCGACTGCCACGGAGTAAACAGTTTTTCGTGTGTAGTTCGACCCGTATCTTCACGAATCAGATAGGGAAGGGTAAGCTTAGAGCACTGAACTGCAGTGTTGAGAAATTCAGAACGGCTGCTAGTTAAAGCATCGTACCTTTTACGTGCAGTCATGTTAATTAAACAATGTTAGGTCCTTTACCAGCACCCTGAATACCAGGGCTAAGTCCAATCAGCAGGCTAGAACGCCCACGCTTTTTAGTTGTTTTGGGTTTGCGGAGCTTGATGCCGCCAGCAAGTTCGCCGCCCATACCTTTCTTTTCTTGTGCCGTTGCTTCACCAACAGTGGTAGAAGCTGCAGTACGGACAGGAGTTTCAGGTGCTTTAGGGATCATGGCTTGCATGGCAGCCATTGCCCGCTCATTGGCTTCACGAATTTCTCGTGCTTGCCTTTCAGCATCTTCGCGTGCACGACGCATAGCTTCTTCACGTGCATTACGCAACGCAGTTTGGCGGCGCATCTCTTCTTGTTGCCGGTGGTGCGCTCGCCTTCCACCTCCACACATAATTAAGACTCCTCTAATCGTGTTCTAATAAAATCGACAATGCTGCGTTGTCCAGCACGGTACATGATGTGGGTGATTTGTGTATCTGGGCCAGGTTGGTCGGCAGGAAACTTGTCTTCAAGTTCTGCCAACAAGTTCTCCACAGTCAAGCCCAGATTAAGCGTACTGTGGGAGGTTCTGATTTGCATGTTCAAAGAAAGCAGGCATACGAGCTGCACGGGTGGCAGACAGTTCGGGCGCTTTGCCCTCATACATTAGCCGGTCACTAGAATCCAGCCAAAATTTTTTGTCCAAATATTTATTGCTGTTTTGACCAAGAGGTTGCATAACCCAGTTGATAGTAGCCTTGCGAAGTTTGTCCAAAGATGGAGAGACGTCGAGCCCAAGCTCACGACACACCAAACTATTTGTGGCTACATGGACTTGCTCATCACGGGAAATATCAGCACTTACTGTTCGGAGACCAGCATCACCGTTGAAACGGAAAAAGGGGAGGAGCACGAAGAAAATTGAACGCTCGGCAACCAACGCTTTGAGGATCGTGTGATCAGGATGCGCAACCCAAGCGTCTCGGAGCCTTTTGGCTTCCTTCTCAGCAGCCTCATCAACGCCGATAGCGTTGGCGATGTAACCCAACGCGAGGTCGTGATTCTCCTCGTCTTTGACGTTGGATTGTAAGAGGTCCACACTTGTTTTCGGAACTTCATTTTTTAAAGCGTCTAAAATAAAATCACCAACCGGGAGTTCCATATGGCGGATTGCCAAGGCACGGTAGATAGTTTCTTCCGCACCTTCGGCAAGTTTACCGGCAGTGGTTTGGACAGGTGTCCATTTGCGCTTACGCGCCATTAGTTTTTGATACGGATTCATTCCTGACAGTCACATTCGAGTTCTTCATTTAGGAGATCTGCAAGGTAATCATCGACGTCCTCTTGAAGAGCTGCATACACATCAGACTTATCTTGAGTGTCACCCATAACTTGCAGACTGTAATAAAGGGAGGTTTGCGGAGACGCCAACCACTCTTCGATAAAGGCGTTGTCGTAAATGACAACATCACTCCAGCTGTTGAAGCTATACCCGTGAAGAAGTCCCGTGCGATCTAGCATCGTCATCAGGTTGTCTGCTACTTTTTTGTAAGCATCCCAACCGACTTCAGATGCAATTTCTACATCACCATAATTATATGTTTCAACACCAAACGTACCACTATCTCTGTCTACAGTTCGGGCGATTGGAGGAGCGATTTCTGGTGTGCAAGTAAAACCTTCCAGGTCGCGGCTTCGATAGCTGCAGGACGCTGTAGGAGCAATTGCGAAGGCTCGCACCATATTATTATCGCTAGCAATCTTTGCGGCAGCTTCAATACCAGCCTTAAATTCAAATGCCAGATCAAATGCGGTGGTAAATTCCACGTCGCCGTTGTTGATCGTTTCCAAAGCATCCCCGAACTGAGCATAGGTCACTCCGTTCCTTCGTAGGAGGTTGGCCAATCCAAGCATTCCGAGTCCAACTTGTCGGTCGGTTTCGCTTGGCAGGTATTCTCCGCTATCGCCAACCCCAGTTTTAGCGTGGAGGATACACAGTTCCGACATACCTTGAGTAAAAGCTCTTGGGATGTCGTCGATGTCACAGGCACCAAGATTGACATGTTGCAGCAGGCATGTTCCGCGTGAGGGCAGATAAACTTCCAGGCAGACATTTCCTCGGATTCGATTTCCATCATTGTCATACTTTACCTTGTTAAGCCAGATGTCGCCGGATTTGATTCCGTAAAGTAACTGTTCTTTAAATTGGCAAGCTTCCCACCATTCGGGGGTGATGTTGATGCACCGTTTGACCCACGGCAGTTCATGACGTGGAGTTTCAATAAACTCAAGTGCATCAGGGTGGCTGAGGTCAATATGGCACACCACAGCACCGTTTTTATACACGCCGCCGCGACGGAGGATCTCATTTAGTGTTGAATAAATTTTTGCGAAAGAAACTGGACCTGATGCAACAAGTCCTTTTCCATTTTCTGCACCTCGGGGTCGCAGTTTCGACAGGTGCACAGCGCATCCTGCTCCATATCGCAAAGCATGCGACACAAATCGCCAGCTAGCTTCGATTCCATTAGGTCCTTCCATTGTGTCTTCAACTACGAAGACTGTGCAACTAACGGGCAGACGGGAGGTGGGGTCGTCAATCCAGGACTGGACGCGACCGGTTCGGGAAATAAGGGAGGTGGTCATTCTGTAATAAGGTCGTTAAGTTTGGGTGGGGCGTAGTTCGGTCCTTTCAGAACTTTCCCATCTTCTCGGTAGATTGGTTTACCATCATCACCGAGCTTTGACATGTTAGATCTGTGAACCCGACGCATGGCTTCATCAAGATCCCATTCCTGACTAGCAGCAAATTGATAACAAACGTACACCAGATCTGCTAGTTCTTTAAGCTGTTCACACTCAT